ATGCCATATGTTGCAGATTCGGAAATACATGGACTTGGTGTTTTCGCGGATAGGGACTATGCTCAAGGAGATACAATTGAGTTGTGTCCTTATCTGGTCACGGGTTATGCTGACGTTGGAGATGAGTGTGTCCTCCATGACTATATGTTTCACACTCCTTACGTCGATGAGGAACAGTATTACATTCCACTTGGGTTCGCTATGGTCTATAATCATAGCGCAAGTCCAAACGCTGAGTGGGACATTGAAGAAGAAGATGAACGCTTTGTTAAGTTTTATGCGCTTAAAGAAATAAAGCAAGGCGAAGAAATACTTCACGACTACGGTGAAGAGTATTGGGAAAGCAGAGTATCTGAACAGGAGTAGGAGATGGCACGTGTCTCTAAAAAAGCCCCCGCTAAAAAAGTTAAAACCTCACAAGCTAGGCCGAAAACGAAACAGGCTAGAGCGGTTAAACTTTCGACGGGTGGTGCGCCAAAGAGCAAAAGCAGAGTTAACGAAGCTGGCAACTATACTAAGCCCGGAATGAGAAAGCGTCAATTTAATAGAATTAAAGCTGGTAGCAAGGGCGGCGCTCCGGGTCAATGGTCGGCGCGTAAAGCCCAGATGCTTGCATCAGCTTATAAAAAAGCAGGAGGCGGTTACCGCAACTAACCATGATTCACGTCTTTCTCCTGTTTGTGTATATAGGCATAGGAGAGGACGAGAGGCTGGTCAGCAAAGACATGTACTTTCGTGACTTAAACGAGTGTGTGTGGTATGCACAGACATTACATAAGCAGGGACAAACGGTGACTGCTTACTGCTTACCTAAGATGGTAAATAAAGATACGAAGGTGTACTGATGCTGGCAGAACTTGCAGCGGCCAATGCCGCATTTAGTGTTATCAAGCAAGCTGTGCAGCATTCTGGTGATATAGCCAAAGCTGGCAGTGCGATTGCTAAGTTCGTCGGTGCAAAGGAAGACCTACAAAAGAAAGCCAACAAAAAAGGTGGCGGCTCTGACTTAGAAGAGTTTATGGCTCTTGAGCAAATACGAGAAAAAGAAGAGCAACTAAAGCAGTTTATGATTTACTGTGGTCGTCCCGGACTATGGGGAGATTGGGTAAAGTATCAGGCAAAGGCTCGTGTAGCACGACGCGAAGCAGAAATACAAGCATCACGTAAACGTAAACAAATAATTGAAATAACTATTGTAACAATTCTTTTAATTCTTGGTTTTGCTGTAATGGCAGCTTTCGTGCTTTTACTTATGCACTCACAAGGAAAACTATAATGACACTAAAAAAGTCACAGCAAAGTCTCAAGTCATGGACAAAGCAGAAGTGGCGCACTAAGTCAGGTAAGCCATCAGCAAAGACAGGTGAACGATATTTACCTGAAAAAGCAATTAAGTCCTTGACAAGTGCAGAGTATGCTGCTACAACTAAGGCTAAGAGAGAAGGCACACGGAAGGGTCAACAGTTTGTACGCCAGCCTAAATCTATTGCTAAAAAGACTGCACGATTTCGCAGAGGTGCATAATGATCCTCGTGAGGTGCGTTTAGCTGACGTGGAACCAGATATAGAGCAACGTGTATATTTAATTAAAAAAAAGTTATGGGAACTAAAGAATGTGGACCGCACTGATATCACCGATAGCAAGTCTAGCAGGGACATGGCTTGAAGGAAAGGTTGAAACTAAGAAAGCAGAAACTGCAACGAAAGTCGCAAAGGCAAAGGCTGAAGCAGTTATTATGGAAAAAAAGGCCACGGGTGAAATCGACTGGGATTTGGAAATGGCCCGTGGAAGTCAATCCTCATGGAAAGACGAGTGGCTAGTAATACTATTTTCAATACCCTTAATACTAGCGTTTATACCGGGCATGGAAGAGGTGGTAGCTAATGGTTTTTCACAACTTGAGGCCATGCCACAATGGTATCAGTACAGCATTGGCGTTATTGTTGCTGCCAGCTTTGGTGTACGCAGTGCTACAAAATTCTTCGGTAAGAGGTAGTCCAGTTGCGGATGTGGAGTTTGCACGAGAGAACCACCGAAGAACAGGCGAGGATAAATCGTGGCAGAAGTAACGATGGAAAGAATACTCAAGTGGAAGATACTGCCCCGCTTGATGATGCTTATGATGTCGCTATCGGCTTGGCGGGTAGTGGAGTGGTTTATGACTCTACCTTCCCCAAGCCCAGAACAGGCGGCTCTAGTTAGTGTAGTTACGGGGGCCATGACAGGTGCTTTTGCCGTATGGATGGGACACGAAAAATGAAGTACGATAAAGATTTGTTGATGGATAAACTTGTAGCACATGAGGGCTTACGCCTTCAAGTATACAAAGACACACTTGGTATTGATACGATTGGTATTGGTAGGAACCTAGAAGGTCGCGGTATTTCAGAAGAAGAACTAGACTGGATGGACATACCTAATATGGATGCTATCTATGAACATGGTATATCAGAGGCTGACGCGACTTACTTAGCACAGAATGACGTACAGATTGTCGAGGAAGAACTCCTCCGTGCGCATCCTTGCGTAGAGGATTTGGACGCTGTACGTCAGCTTGTACTTGTAGACATGGCATTTAATCTAGGTGTGCCGCGCCTATGCAAGTTTAAAAAGATGTGGGCCGCTATACACGAAAATAAATTTAATGTGGCGGCGAAAGAAATGCTTGACAGCAGGTGGGCAAATCAGGTAAAATCACGGGCAACAAAACTCGCTCATGCCATGCATCACGGAGAGTTTAATGGCTAGACAACTAACAGGAAAACAACAAGCATTTCTCAATGTGTTGTTTGACGAAGCAGGTGGCAATATGGTAGCTGCTAAAAAGTTAGCTGGCTATTCTGACTCTACAACCACAACAGAAATTGTTAAAGGGCTAAAGGAAGAAATTCTTGAGGCTACACAAATGTACATGGCACAAAATGCACCGAAGGCGGCGATGTCTATAACCGGCGCTCTATACGATCCAACAGAACTGGGTCTGCGTGATAAGATGATTGCCGCAAAAGAATTGCTAGATCGCGTAGGTTTGGTAAAGACAGAAAAGATGCAAGTAGAAGCATCGGGTGGTGTTATGCTTATGCCGCCAAAAGCGCCAGTAGAGGAAGAAGACTGATGTCTAGTAAAGAACGTCGAAAGTATATGAATGATAAGTTTGTAAAAGAAATGGCAAAAACTCTTGGCGTTGATCCTGCAGATTACACTGTAGGTGAGTTATTAAGTATGCTTAAAGCTGGTTATACGCCAATTGCTAAAGGAAATTTTAAAGGTGGACTACAAACAAAAAAATATGTTAATCCTGTAACCATCGTAAATAATATTAAAAGTTAACGCCAGTAAAGGGAGAAGACTAATGGCTAGCATCAGTGACGTAGAGGCGGGTAACATAGCACGGTTCCTTGGAAGAAAGGGAAGAGATGTTACTATTGCGGAAGTTAAAGCAATGCCGCAAGTGCAGGTAGATAAAATAAAGAAACAAATGCGTGGCATTGGAAAAAATAAGGGTGGTATGATTACTAAGCAATACATGAACCCTGTTACGATTGTAGATAATCTCAGATAATGAATAGAAGTGTAGGTAAGTGGAAGCTGCCGCAGCCAACCGACATTAAAGAAGAAAACGAATGGATACAGATTCCACGCATAGCGAGAACTGTACCATTTGGTTATAAGCAGAATGAAGAAGACCCCGACATTCTTGACCCTATACCAGTTGAACTGGACCTGTTAGAAAAAGCACGTAAGCACGTAAATCAATATTCGTATCGTGAAGTTGCGAATTGGTTGAGTACAAATAGTGGTAGATATATTTCGCATGTAGGATTAAGGAAACGGTTAGCAAATGAGCGACAGCGTAAGGACACGGCTAAAAGCCTCCGCAAGTGGGCAGAGTATGCGGAAACGGCAATCGCCAAAGCGAAAGCAATCGAAGAAGCAAGAACAGGCGCAAGAGCCGCAGTCGCAGATTGAGCATGTTACACATGAAACATCTAGCGTAGAAGAACATGCTAATGTTTTATTTAAACCTAATCCGGGGCCGCAGACAGAATTTCTAGCGGCCAGTGAACGTGAAGTATTATACGGTGGAAGTGCGGGTGGCGGTAAAAGTTACGCCATGCTAGCAGACCCGCTCCGCTACATGGGGCATTCACAATTTAGTGGGTTGCTGCTTCGACATACAACTGAAGAACTGCGAGAACTTATTTTTAAATCGCAGGAGTTGTACCCAAAAATCTGGCCCGGTATTAAGTGGTCAGAAAGAAAGATGCAGTGGACCGCGCCATCTGGCGCAAGGTTGTGGATGTCCTACCTAGATAGAGACGAGGATGTCTTGCGGTATCAGGGTCTAGCGTTTAGCTGGATAGGCTTTGACGAACTAACACAATGGGCCACACCATATGCATGGAATTACATGCGAAGTCGTCTACGGTCCACTGCACCTGACTTGCCTATTTTTATGAGGGCTACAACTAACCCCGGCGGTAGGGGTCATGGCTGGGTTAAGAAAATGTTTATTGACCCTGCTGCATATAATAAACCTTTTGAGGCTACAGAAATTGAAACCGGAGAGATTTTACGTTACCCAGCAGGACATTCAAAGGCTGGAAAACCTCTTTTTAAGCGAAGGTTTATACCCGCACGACTCTCAGATAATCCGTTCCTTGCGGAAACAGGTGATTACGAGGCCATGCTCCTCTCATTACCAGAACAACAAAGGCGGCAGCTTCTTGAAGGCGATTGGGACATCAAAGAAGGTGCAGCGTTTACTGAGTTTAATAGGGACGTGCATGTTGTGGAGCCTTTTCGTATCCCTGCTAACTGGGTCAAGTTTCGTGCATGTGACTATGGTTACGGCAGTTATTCTGGTGTTCTTTGGTTTGCTGTTGCGCCTGATGAACAACTGGTCGTCTATAGAGAACTATACGTCAGTAAAGTCTTGGCCACAGACTTGGCAGATATGATATTGGACTTGGAAGCTGAAGATGGAAATATTAAGTATGGTGTTTTGGACAGTAGTCTTTGGCACAAGCGTGGCGATACTGGTCCTTCTC